CCCGTGCGCAAAGAATGCGAGTGGGCTTAGATGCGCCGATAATTAGCAGCGATCGAGCAATCGCCCAAGACTTACCGCCACCTCGACCGCCAAAGGTTACCTTGTAACGATGCTTGTCAAAAAGAACCGAAAGTTTCTCAGGAAACTCGGCGTTTGATACGGCATAGTCAAGTTCATTCACTGGGCTTGACAAAGGTAACCTTGATGCCCTCAACCGGCGATCCGTCTGGATTGCTCAGCACGGTCGTATTGCGCTCGCCCCAGCCCATCTGGGCTTTAGACCACCAGATCATCGCCGTGGTGTCGCCAGCCATCGCCTTGTTGTAAAGCGTGTCGGCAATGGAAGCGCTGGCTTTAGCCTTGCCAACGGCCAGCTCGACCTCGTAATACTTACGCAGCGTCGGAGCGCTGATGCCGATGAGAGCCGCGATCTGATCCTGCGGCAAGCCGAGTCCAGCAGTCTGCTCAACCTTGGCTTTCGACGTCTCAGTAGGAACGTGCGGAGGAATCATCTTTTATAGGCGAAAAAATAAACGGTTGATCGGCTGCTGAAACGGCATCTTACTTTCTTTTCTTGCTGTCAGTTTTTTCTTTGGCCAACAAGTCGGGAGCGGCAACGCCCATCGCAGTTGCGACAGCCGTACTTCGACGGAAAGGATCAAATGCGGCAAATCGTGAACGCAAATTTTCAGGATCAAAAACCAACCGTTCTTCTCCAACATCAACGCCTGAGTAACCCATGTCTTTCAAGGCTTGATTGGTTCTTGCTTTCCATTCATTCATTTTAAAGTCTGCACGATCTCTTTTAAGCTCGTCAGCATATTTGTCAAGAATTGCATCTGCTACAGCAATTCGCGTGTCAGCGTTAGCGTATTGACCGCGACTTAACAGCGGCATTATTCTTGCGTCGTCTTCAACATACTTTTCTGTGTATTTTGCAGACGGGCTAGTATAAACACCAGCACCCAATTTGCCACGCGAAGACGGAACAAACGATTCAAAATCTCTTCGAGCATCTGTAGCATGGTAAAGATCATCAACAAACTCCATAGATTTTGCTCGTTGCTCAGCGGTGTTATTTGTTGGCAATCCCAACCCGCCTTTTTCAATCGGCAAAGCCGCGCGTCGTTGCGCTAACATCAAAGCGTCTTCTTGCGGGAGCATCTCTATCAGCCCGCCAGCACGCCGCATAGCATTCATCATCGAGTTATAGGCAACATCACTCGTCGCCAAGTCTTTCAACGCCGTGCCAGACATTTTAGCCCCGGTTGCGCCGGCTTTGGCAGTTGGCCCGACGCCTGGCGCGACCGTCATTGCTGCCGACAGCGTATCTGGTCGCAGCTTGGTCGTGTAACCCGTGCCGGTAGTCAATGGCTCGTTATAGCTGACCCTGTTGAGAGTGCGCTGTAGTTCAGGAATGCCGAGTAGATCGCTGACTGGTGTTGACAGTCTGCCCTCGGTGATCGGACCGCCGGACTGAAGCGTAGAGCCGACGTCGTAACCCTTGGCGCCCATTTCGAGCAAATCAGCCAAGAAACCAGAAACGCGGTTGCGTGGCGTCGGCCTGATCGTCCCGGTGATTCGCGGGTAATCAGCCATCAGCAATTCCAGTTTTTGAGCGATGCCTTGGCACGCTCTGCCGGTCCTTTAGCGTTTTTCACAACGCCAGTCATGCGACTACAAAAGCTTGCCTTCCTAGCCTTGTCTGCGTCCGTTTTGGGATTTGGCGCCGGTGGCTTGAGATTGGCGTTGTTCTTGGCGTTGTACTCAGCACGACCTTTTGCCGTCATCCCGGCGCCCTTCTCGGTCGGGTTGTAGGTTTTGCCCTTCCCCGTGGTGGTCCGGGGAATGGGCTTGTCGTGCTTTGTGGCCACTATTTCTTCGCCGGTTTGGCAGTCTTCGCAGCTTGCTTAAAGTCAGCAGCAGACGGAGCCGCCTTGCTGCCGACCTTATTCATCTTCTCGCCAGAGCCGGCCTTGATCCGTTCCTGCTTCGCGTTAATGTTGGCATAAAGGCCAGTCTTGCTCATTTCTTTTTCGCCGCTTCACGTTTAACTGCGTAACTGATCGCAACCGCTTGTTTGACCGGCTTGCCGGCTTTAACTTCGGCCTTGATATTTTCTTTAAACGCCTTCTCAGACGTTGATTTTTTAAGTGGCATTTCAGTTATCTGGGAAAGAGATAACAAAAGACATTTCGCCCTCTTCGTCCTCGTCCTCTGGCTCCAGCTCGCAAGAATGCGTGCCTACGGCCAGAAATTGAGCAATGTGCTGGTCCAACACGCGCTTGAGAACATCACGGCATTCTGGGCATTCCTCGTTGTCGATTGCGCCCATCATGACTGCGATTTCCTCGGCCAGCTCGCTCTTGCCGGCGTCTGATCCGTCCTCAAACGCCTGGGAATGAATATCTTCCGACGATTCGTTAATCTGGTCTTCCAACGCAGCAACTGCCTCTTTCAAAAGATCGAGATCGTCATGGATGCTCATTTAGCTTGCTCCGTGAATGATTGAGAAGTTCAGAATAACTGCCTCAGAGTACGAAGTGCCGGTCAGGTTACGTAGCGTCAGGATTGCCGAGCCGGCAGTCATCGACGTCACGTAAGTCGTGTAAGCGCCGGTAGTAGCACCACTAGAAATATTGACGACAATCGTATCGTTGCCGGAGATTGTGCTGTTGTTCATCGTGAATGACACAGCGGTATTACCTGCAAGCGCAGCGTTGTTCATCGTGATCCGGCCCATGCTCTTATTGAGCGTGACAGCCGTGGTCTTGTCCGTGAGCTGCGTCACCGTGCCTTGAGCGGTAGCGGTATAGCCAATTTCTTGACTGGCGTAGCAAGTCGTGAATTCTGGATCGGCGTAAGCAACGCCTGATGCGATTGAATTACTCATTATTTCCTCTTATTCAACGACCGCACAAACGTCGGCCTCTTGGATGATTTGATAGTCCTGGCCGTCTTTGTTGTGGGTTGGCCAATTAAGGTAGTCACCGTTCCCGTATTTGATCCGGTCCCCGACTCGAGCTTCTCTGACTTCGGGTCCGACCGCGACGATTGTGCCCTCGTTAAAGGGTTCGCGGTTGTTGACGTGGATCACGTCCGACAGTTTCCTGACGGACGGTTGCACCGTGATGAAGTTACGCAGGGGTCTAATCATTTCTGATAGGACATCCGGTCGTGGGTGTAGCAAACGCCAGGAGTGACGCCAGTGTTGAACTGCTTGTCCTTGCCAGCCATGTCAGCTTGGCCCATGCCAACGCCGTTGACCATGCGCTCGGAGCGGGTGCCCGACTTGTCTTGAGCGGAAGCTCCTGCGGGGATCTTGGCGTTTGAGCCAACACCGTAGCCGGCCGGTTGTTTCATTGCTGAGTCTTTAGATTTCATCATGATTTAGCCTTATTTGAGAAAGCGTAGTTTGAAAAGAGTTGAATCAATGAGTTGTGCAATCTCATCAATCAGGTTTTGGATCTCGGAATCGTCGGGCATGATTTCACGTGAGTCTTGCACAAAATACTTGATTCCTTCCATGTATTCGACAGGATCGTCGGTTGGAAGGTAATAGTCGTCTGGGAAATTGGTGAACTGCCCGTAGCGGCCCATGTACGCTTCGGCCAACTGGTCTACCAGCTCAGGAATGGCTTTGTAGTACTCGCCAAGCGCCTGGTGTTCTGCGTAGCTGCTGGTGGTCCAATGCAGCAGATGCGCGTTAGTGCCTGAGTGCAGAAGCACCGAGACAAATGTGCTCGCTTCATTTTCCATCTGCACCACCAAAAAAATAGGGCAACACTCCGTCGCCCAATCGGGCAATGGTTTGGCGAGGAGTGCGCCTGTTCCCGATCATGCGCGTTTTAGCACGTCTGACAAGTGTACGTCAAACGCTTTCTTGCGTCTCTCAATTTCCCGATCTAAATACCAGCGTGCTTTCTCGAGGTCTTGCATTCCGGCCTTGAGATCTGCGCGCCAGATGTACTTGATCGCGTTGCCCAGGTTGAAGCACATATGCTCGGTGATCTGGATGCATTCAATGCCAGACGGGTGTTGAGTGTAGTGCTGTGGATGGTTTACCGGATCGTGTTTCATGATAGGACGCTCGTTGAGTATTCGCCGCACCAGTGTCCCTCGTCCACTGGTGGCCAGCCAGGTGATTGGTTGCCGTTCTCGTCTACCAGCAGCTCTGGTGATCGGCGTCGGCATTCACCCATCCAGGCGTCTGTCCCATCTCCTCCAAGTAAGTTGAAATATCTACAGGATCCGCAAGTAGGTCGCACAGCCATTCCTCCAAGAATAGGTCGCTGGTTTGCTCGTCGATTACTGGTCTCATCTTGTGCCTCGTACTGGTCTATCAAAACGGTCGCGTCGGTCTGAATTTTCTTTGCAAGACTGACCACGCAATCTAACTCAACCTTGAAGCCGGCGCACTGTTTTTGCAGCTCGCTTGCATTTAATTGAATATTGGTAATTGATTCGCTTACTTGATAACTCATGCGATAAGAGCCTCTTTCAATTGTGATTCTTTCATATTAAAAATATCCTCAGAACCAAAGATTTTTTCTATCCACGGTCTGACCCATAAGTAAGTTGTCCCGATCTTAGCGTTGCGCTCAATCAGGTTATTAGTCGTAAGTTTGATATTGCCAAACGTCACCCATAAATGAGGCGTCACGTAATGCGGCACGTACATCGAGTCGCCCAAGAAGAACACAGGCTGCACGTCAGGATAGAGCTGTTCATTGTCCTCGCCTTTGTAGACGAACCTGCCATTAGTAAATTCCATCAACGCTCTCCACGGGTTTTCCAAGAGTTCTGAGAACTGCACAATATTCTGGTTCAAGACTGCCAGCACGACCATTGACGTCGAAATAAACGTATCGCTTACGCCTGGCGCTGTCGGTCTCATCAAGCCGTCGCCCAAGCCTCCCAATTTGGAAGCCATGACGCAGCTTTGCATCAATGACCTTTGGCGTTAAGTCAGGAAAGTATTGAGCACATTCCTTTGACGTCATTGATCCATGATTAGCAATGATTTGCAAAGGATCTATTTTAATTTCCATTTCATTACTCCTTAAACATCAAAAAGGCACATCTTCGTCCAGATCATCAAAACCCGATGCGCGGGCCTGTGGCGCGTTTTTGACTCGGGTTGATAGGGTAGCCTCAGTCACGGCTTGAAAGCCGCTCCTGTGGCCGTCTGGGTGCCTTTTTGGCCCATGATCGACCGCGGTGGTCGGTTCGCAAGCGTTTCCAATCGAAATCGCAGCGTATTGCATCCCGCTTGCAGCGGTTTTGATCGTCACGTCCAGCCAGTGCATTGCGCCGTCTGGCAAGCAGATCCGGCCCTTGTAATCGGCGTGCCAATCCTCGACCTTTTTGTCATTCGGGAATGCGGCACCCTTGCCAGGCTTCTGCTCGTAATTGCCCTTCGCTGCGATTGGTTTATTCATTTGATTCACTTTAAATTGTTTCTCAAGATTTGGTCTGTCACAACTTCAGAAAGTAATTCCTCAATTGTTTCGACCTCGGGTTGCTTCGCATCAATTCGGCGTCTGATAACCGATTCGATTCCTTTCTGCATTTGCGCTGACGTCATGTCCAGAGCAATTAGCTGATTCACCAGGTTGCTGCTTATTTGGGCACCTTTTATTTTTTTCAAACCTCCTCTTATTTCTTTAGTAAAATTAAATATAGAGTCTTTCATCTTAGTCTAAGCTCCTTGTCTAAGATCTACATCTAAGCTCTCTAAGTCTAAGATCTAAGACTAAGATCTAAGACTAAGATCTCTACGCGCGCACGTATATGAAGAAAAGTTATCCACAGGTTATCCACAGGGTTATCCACAGATTTCAGGGTAGTTATCCACAGGTTATCCACAGGCTACTCTGAGGGGCTTTTGATGCTGTTTTCGTACTCTCTTTTGATTTCTTTTACGATCTCCTTTTCAGCTTTTGTATAATCTCTGAGCGGTTTGCCATTTAAATCTAACCCTCTGTAGGGCATCCGTTCGAGCCGCCTTTTGGCCTCGATGTTTGCTTTTTTACTCACTTAATATTCTCTGACAACCAGACCGTGACCGATCCCTCCTCGGCATATTTCTTGGTGACTTTTAGGAGTGTGACCTGGGCATCGTCCTCGTAAACGACGCCATTCATGCCATCCAGAACGGTCTTGGCGATGTTGTCGACATCTGGTCTGGCAGGGTAAATATCACCGTCCAGAGCTGCCTGGCGTTTTGCTTTTGACCAGCTCAGGGGAATGCTCATGGATGCGTAGATGTAGACCGTCAGGGGCGTTTGCAGCGGTGCATTACCTTGCATTGCCTCTGTTGCTCGAGCTGCGATGAGTGCTTCGTAATCTCGCGTGACAGCCGGCGTGTAGGACCGTGGCTTGCCGCCAGCGGTGCTGAACCGTGGCCGTCCCTTGCCGACAGGTGGGCCAGGGATAACAAACTGAAGAGTCATCATTTCAATAAATTCCATGCGGTTTCCCGATTGGGTTCCTTCCGTGCCAGCGCCTCGTCCGGTTGCTGAAATGTCCCGACAGGGAAATTCTCCAGAGATGACGCCAACACGAACGGCAGATCATGCCCGAAGTCGATGAGCTTGTGGAGAAAATCTGTACTAGGGTTTGTCCCTACTCAGAAAGTACGCTTAGGCCCTTGATCTGGTTGTCAACCATGGGTAGAGTGACGGTCATGCGCTGCACGTCGTAGCGCTAACCAGGAGTCCAAATGAAAATCATATTCACCAAAGAAGAAATCAAGGAAATCATCCTTGCCCACGTTCACCGTGAGAGCTGGGAGGAGTTCAACACCATCGAAATCCATAACTGGGACGCCGATGAATACGCCACCGTCACCTATGTCGAACCAACCCAGGAGCCTAGCAATGAGACCTAAAGACCACGACTCCAATCTGACAATCATCCTGGCATCTATCGCCGTTGGCGCAATGTCGGCAATCTGCCTGTTCCTCGCTCTAAGCGGAGGTCTCTGATGGTCGGGAAGGTAACCCCCAACACGATGCTGTCTGCAAGCCGCATCCCCGCCCTTCTGGGCCACTCAAAGTATGAGACGCCTAATGGTGTCCTTACGAGCGTGGTAAACGCCTTACAGGACGTTGAAGAGCCGTTTGAGACCAACGAGGCAATGCACTGGGGCAATGCGCTCGAGGTCCCGATCTTGATCGAAGCCTCTGCACGTTTAGCATTGTCAAACATAGTGTTAGACCACTCAAAAGCGTATTTCCATCCTGACGCGCCGATTGCGTGCAGTCTGGACGGCAACGGTGATGGCAACGGGTTGGTGGTCAAGAACAACCCAGATGCAGGTATCTATGTGATTGGCCAGGACAGCATCACGCTTGACGGCGTTGGCGTGCTCGAGGCAAAGCTGACCAGCTCATATCCCGAAGATTGTCCAGCAATGAGTCGTGGTCCGCTCCAGCTCCAAGCGCAGATGGACATCACCGGTGCTAAATGGGGAGCCGTCTGTGTTCTGTATCAAGGCATTGAGCTGCGGATATTCCTGTTCGCTCCTCACGAAGAAACTCAAGCGTTAATACGCAAAACAGCGTTTGAGTTCGAGTCTAAGCTGACACACTGGTCCGAGACTGGTGAAGTCGAGTGGTACGACCCTGCAACGCCGGCAGAGTACGGCACCAAGTGGCCAGGCGATCCAAACTTAGATTCGGTTGATCTGGGAGAGTGGGGAGCAACGCTCGCCGAGCGGATCGTCAAAGCCAAACAAGAGATTAAGGTTCTTGAGGCAAGCATTGCAGATAACGAAGCCGAGCTGAAGGAAATGCTCGGCAACGCTACTCTGGCGCACGCTGAAGAATTTCGTATCTCCTGGCCAATCCGTAACTACCAAGCGCAGCCGGAGAAAGTCGTACCCGCCAAGCCAGCACATTCGATGCGCCAGTCAACCGTCACCATCAAGGGGCCAAAATGAAAATCGCAGCAGCATTTGTCGCAGCCAAACGAAAGTTTGCGCCAGCGCTCAAAACCGAAACCAACTCACATTTTCGCAACCGATACGTTGACCTGGCCGGTTGCCTGGAAGCAGTCAATGACGCTCTGCTCGAGAACGGCATCGCGGTTTATCAGGAGACGTTTGAGGTTCCAGATGGCGTCTGCGTAGAAACCTGTTTCTTGCACGAATCCGGTGAGACTCTACGCATGGGCAAGCTGCACGTGCCAGCAGCCAAGCACGACCCGCAAGGGTATGGGTCTGCCCTGACTTACGCTCGGCGCTACTCGCTGATGGCTGCGTGCGGTATCGCTGCCGAGGATGATGACGGCAACGCTGCCAGCAAGAAGCCTCCTCAGAAGCCCGAGGTAAAGCCAGCAAACCCACTGGATGCCGTAGCACCCAAAGTGCTTCCGAAGCCCTCTGAGCCGCCAGAGATCATCGAGTTTGAGGATGGCGCTGGTGGCACCTGGGCGTTGCGCGTCCCCAACGAAGCCAAGCCACGCTCGATGAGCAATGACGAGGCTGCATGGATTGTTGAGTTCAATGCGCTGGCCGACGCAGTTATGAAAGCCGGCAAAGTGCCGCCGATAGACCGCATCGCTAAGCTCAAGCTACTGCGTACTGCCAATGATGCTGAAATTGCTCGGCTGTCGATAATTGAGCGTGCCAGATTTCTTCAGACGTTCTCAGCACGGATTGGCGCCCTTGATGCGCTGATGAAAGCAGCCGCATGAGGATGGCTCAGATCCGATTATTGGACGCAATCGGTGGGCTTGAGAAGTCTCTGGGCCGGTTGCCGTCCATGAATGAAATAGCACGGGTTCTGGGTTGTAGCCCCCAGAACGTCCACAAAATGATCAAACGAATGAGGAGCAAGAATGAAACAGTGTCCTCCCTGCCACGGGAATTGCAATCAGGGCCGAAACTGTCCAAGGAGAAACAGCAATGAAAGTCTGGGTTGATCCACCAGAAGGATGGCGCTACGGGTTCCCCAAGGTTTGGGATACCGATCTGCACGACAATCTGCACCATTGGTTGAACGACCGCGGTTACCCGCCGGAGCTGCGTGACCAATACGGAGAATATTTTTTCGTCCGGCAGTGGTCGGTCAGAGATGACCCTTTGGGAATTTAGAGCGCAGATACGTCGATTAAATCGCCACGGAAATCAAGCATTCCCTCAGAGTGCTTGATTGCCAGCTCTGGAAAGAGCAACCGAGAATCTCGAAAGGTCAGCACGGCAAAGCCGCTGCGCCAGTTGACCGGATTGTCCTCGAGGTAGTCGTTGAACTGCTTCCCGTCAATGTCGGCCAGTGTTCCGGTGTCGACCCCATATCTGGTTCCACGGTAGTCACTGTACGGGGTACATTTCAACGAATGCAGGTGGCCTGTGACAATCGACGTGCCGCTGCCCATCGTGTTCGTATGAGTAGCGTGGACGCCATTCTTATATCTATGCTTGACCACTACATCATCAGTCAACCAGCAGCTCCAGCACGGATGCCAGGCTTGAAAATGGTCTTTTAAAGTAAAGCCCGCTACGCCCTCATATCCCGGTGCGTTAGCTGCCAGAAAGTTCTCAAACCGAGAGTCGTGGTTGCCGAGTGGCCATATGAGCTGGACATTGTGCCGCGCCGCTTTAGCAACCGCCTCAATCTCTGCCAGAGCCTCCTGGCACGCTGTAAGCTCCTCCTTAACACTTGGCTGCTGCGTCCAACCAATGCGCGGATACCGGCTAATTGAAGCCCCGTCAAAGGCATCGCCGTTGTTGATCACTGCATATGGTTTGAGCTGGCTGATCGCCCAGAGCAACCCCTTGAACGCCGTGGTGCGCAGTCCTGGCCAGAAGTGTGCGTCAGAGAATACGATCACCACCCCATCAGTAATACCGGCGTGGTGCCGAGCTTTTGTCAGATGATGGGTTTGCAGATGATCAAATGCCCTTGCAGTATCTGCTTTGGCCTCGAGCTTGATCTTGAGCTTAGATTCCAAACGACGGCGATTGTTGTGCGCCCATCGCTCAGTGAATCCAAAAAAATCGGCAACCTTTGAAGCGCTGTGGAATCTCTGCCACGCAGCCAGAAATTCCTCATCGGAAAGTTTCTGTTTTCCAGGCATTTTTTAGCACCATCAATTGCGATGATGCTAAATATCACGTCAAGATTACGTTGTCTAGTGTTAAACGCTTGTTTTATATATTTTTTTCGCGTAGTCCTCGACCGCGTTGACGCGACGGGTCCAGCCCTTTCCAAACACTGCATAAGCCTTCAGTTTTTCAAGAAATCTGAGCCTAAGATCGCTGTAATCCTCGATCAAATCTGACGGTTTTTCGCGCTTGACCGCTGCCAACGTGAGCGGACCGATGACGCCATCATCATCCACGCCAACCACGCGCTGCAAGAATATGATTGCCTGTTTGGGGCCTGAATTGACCGCGCAGTCAAAGACGCAGTAGTCAAGACCAGCCGGCAAATCATCGCCCCAGACCTTGTTCCAGTAGCGCCCACGATAGAGCGGAGTGACGTCAGAGACGTCCAGATCGCGCATACACTGCTCGTCGACACTCTCCCCTGTCCAGTCCTCCCACGTGCGCTTGGTGACGCCGTGATTGGTCATTCCACCTGGGTCTGATGGATGGTTGCAGTAGCCGCCTTCAAAGCCGAGCGTCAGACGCAGTGCGTCATCAAAGTTGTCTTTCATTTAGATGCTACTCCTTGAACCTTCTCAAAGGTCCGTAGACCGCCAAGCCCAAGCATACCGAACATTAGCTCCCAAAGGGTAGCGTCCAGCGTCGGCATATCCCCAACTTCAACCCCATTTAGTCGTGCAACATAAGACCCAATCGGCCGCATCACGTACTGATAAGCAAGCGCTGTGGCGCAAACCCATCCAATCGCCGGACGCCAGCCAGCAACAAACAAGCTTCCTGATGCTGCTTCAGCTTTGTTAATCTCGAGCTGGCCAACGATCTTGGCAAGTTCTCCAGATTGCTGGAGCTTCAGCAGCTCGAGCTGAGCGCTGGCCTGTTGCGCTGGATCTGGCCAGACCCGCTTGATGATCTCACCACCAAGCCCGAGGATCGCTTCGATGCCGATCATTTGGACCAGTGGCTGATAATCCAGCCGGCAGCACTGCTGATGCCGCTGATGACCGCCATTCCGAACCAAAAGCCGCCCTTGCTTTGATTAGCAAGCTCCAATAGTTTCTTAATGTCGGCTTGCATATCGGCAACTTGCTTTTCTAGCAAATCGACCTTTGCGATTAGCTGACCATATTTGACGGGATCAATATCTGACATGATTAATCTCTATTTTTAACGCCGGCACCTGGCTCAAGTCTACGTTGCATTTTGCGAGCTTCAAACATCTGGCCGAGTTTACCAGCACCACGACTTGCAAGTGGTGGCAAACCCTTCGCAGCCAAAGCAACGTCAGCCGCTTGAGTTACCATGCCGCCACCCTGCTGAGCCAGTTGAGCAACAAACGTGTTTGAGTTATTTACAAACGAACCCGTTGGCTGCGCTTTGGTTTTGTAAAGCACGTCCCCAAGCACCCGCAAATCTTCAAAGGTTTCTGGTTTTGCACCAACTTTAAGTTTTTCTTCAAGTGCTTTTAAAGTCTTGTTGTAAGTTGCCTGATTCACGTTAGATTTTTCTACCAAACCGCCTTTTTCGCGCAGGTGGTTGATTAATGCTGACTCAATGTTGAGAGCGCCAACCGAACCCTCTCCAAACGTGTTCCGCATTAACTCAACCTGACTAGCCGGTGCGGTTTTGGAAAAAACGTGTTTTTCCATGAAAGTGTCAGGTGACGCACCATTAACCGCAGCGTCGTATGCGGGATCTCTTGCCAAAGCATCAAACCGTTCTTTTGCTGCGTTTCTAGCCTGATCGGCAATTGATTTCAAGCCTTGGGCCTCTTGCAACAATGGCAAATCTTCAAGCGATTGACGCACTAGGCTTAGAGCATACTTTGTGTTTCCATCTCCCGCCCTATCGGCTTTACGCATATCAGCGGCAAGATTGGTTCTTAACGCTTCAAACTTTTGGAAGGTTAAAGGCTCGCCAGATTCAAATTTTTGTAGATCTTTTTTAAATGATTCTGGCAAATATTCTGTTTTCAGATTTTCATCAAGCAGAGTTCTTGCGTTCCGAACAAATTGCGGTGCGTCAATCGGGAAACTACCGCCAGCAGCTTCCTTAAGAGCTTGGTATTTTTGATTAATATCTAAATTGCGAGCGTTGTCAATTATTTGGTATTCATTGATTTGCCTAACGCCGTGATCAAACATTGAACCGCCAACTTCGTTTTGAGTGGCTCGGTCGTGCAGCCGGTCAACTGCTGCTTTTAGCTTTGCGTCCTGTTGGCTGAATCTATCAGAAAGCGCAGGGTACCTGCCGCGCTCGTTCATCTCAAATGACAGCGCACCCGGATTTCGCGTTGCCTGACCTTCTGTAAAGAAATCAGAACCCAGACCCAACCGCTCTGCTTGTAAATGGCTTTCCAACGCCGGCAAATTGATTCGATCACGTTTGACGCCTTGCAACCGAGCTTGAAGTTGTGGGCTGGCCTGGGCAATAGCCGCATCAATTGCTGCTACGTCTGTTACCGCTGCTGCCCCAACGCTTCCCAGCCGCGCCGTAAGTCCCGCTGCTGGCGCAACAGATGCCTGTGCTTGCTGAGCCTTAACCGCTTGCAATTCTCGTTGTGTAGGCGCGTTTGCAGCCTCTGTCAGTGCCGTTTCCTTGGCCGTTTGTTTTGCTTTGAGCTGCTCTTGTAGCTCGGCATACGTTACCCGAGGTTTTGGCTGCCCCGGTACTGGTGCTGCCGGAGCTGGTGCTCCGATGCCAGGTTCAACCCGTGGAGCGACTGGTTGTGTCTTGGCTGCAAACTGATCACGGAGAGCTTGTTCAGCACCCAATGCCGCTTGGGTGGTTTTTGCACCAGCTCTCCCAATCGCAGGAGTGGCTGCAAGCATTCCCGAGGCAATCATGCTTTCAACGTCAGAAACAGGAATGCCGGTTTTTTCAGAGATTTTTTGAGCGCCCTCTACAATCTTTTCGCCAACGTAACCGACAGCTCGACGACTGGCTTCTGCTTTGTAGGCTGGATCTTCGGTAATACCCAAAGCCTTACCAAATGGGTCCATTACTGCTTCGTTGTATCTTTCCAAAGCCCTTTTAGCAGCTTCAGGCGGAGCGCCAGCAATGCCAGTACCCGCTCGGACAACAGGGTAACCAACGTAACTAATCAATCCCGTAAGTTGGTTTGCGGCAACGTCAGCCAAGCTGACCAGACCCTTGCCAAAATCGGCAGCGCTGCCAATTTTGAATTGAGTTTTTGGCGTTGCCGGCTGCGGTGCAACCGTCGTTGCAGGAATTTGTTCTGTTGGCGTAGCTGGTGCAGTTGGCTGCGTCGGTTCTGACGGAGCACCCAACCGATTGCGATAGATTTCTTTAATGCGATTTTCTTCAGCAGTAGGAGCTGGTTGAGCAGGTTGTGCCTTTGCTGGCTCTGATTTTGCTGGCTGAACTTTAGATGCCTCTGCGCTTTTAGCAGAATTAAGCAATCTCATCACATTGTCTTCAGGCCCAACGTCCCGCATAGGTTCAGACGTTCTTGCCTGAGCACCTTGTTGCTGAGCCAACGTAGCGTTAAATTTGGCAATGTAATTTTCTGGGTTTTTGTTTACAAAACCACCATATGCTGCCAAACCTTTGTTAAGATCACCGCCAGCTTTGTCCGTAAAGTCTTGCAAAAGACGCCGCGCTGCTTCTCGAGCCTCTGGCTCGTTGAATGGATCAAACTTGATGCCTTGATTGGCAAGTTGGGCAACGGTGCCTGGCATGAATTGATAAGCACCCATCGCCCCGCTGTCTCGGTTGACAGCATTGGGATTGTTGTTGCTTTCAATCTGACGAAGAGCGTCTAGATGGGCATCAGTAACAATTGTTCCCGGTTTTGCGCTACGCAATAAACGCTCAACATTATCCATTACAAAGATCCGGTTTCGCGCAGACGTTTGATGTTTCTATACTGTTTGGTCAACTCATCAATTTGTTTTGGCGTCATTCCTTTTAAGATGACTTCTTTTGTAATGCGCTTTTGTTCAGCGGGATCTGGAACCAAATCTTGCAAACCCATCAATTCAAAAACGCGATTATTGGAGTTTTTTGACCACAATTGCTTAAAAACGTTGTGGTTAGCCTCACCATATCGCTGAAGAAACAGGTCTGCTGCTTGCCCTTCTGCTTCAGTCGCAAGAATCCCAGCGTACGTTTTGCGAGCCTGAGACATTATAACTTCTGGCGCGTAAGTAACGGTTCCGTTGGCTTGCGCTGCCAACTGTTTTCCAGCGTCTGTATTCAACGCGCTACCTTGCGCTGCCATTGTTGACAATGTCAACCGCGCCAGATCCTTAGAGAGCTGCTGATAATCAGAATCTCCCATTATATTTTCTCTGACGTTTCTTTCAATTGCTCCAATATAGCCAGACTGAAAACTTGGTGCTTTTAATTTTTTGGCGATCTCGTCTGCCTTAGACACGACTTCTTGAACATCCCGTTTAAACGTTGCCATTGGGGGTTGCATATCAACTAACTTGTTTCTGTACTGTTGTCCAGCAGTAAAGTCCACTGCCTCCCCCGGAGCCAATATCGCCGCCGCACCTTGCCGACGAACCGGATACTGCATAGGAGGCATTTGCATAGCGCTCGGCGTGACGCCTGGAGGCTGGCCCATGCTAGGCCGCGGTTGCGCCGCTGGAGCGCCGCCTTGCTCCAATCCCAATGGACGGAAACTAGGACCGCTAGGCGTTGAAACACCGAAGCCAGGCACGCTATTGAGATTGATATTTGGAGTGCCAGACGGGGCTAGCAATTCCTGCTGCCTAGCTGGCGTTTGCTGACCCAGCATATTGTCAAACATCCATTTCTGCAAAATGGATGGGTCGTTTGCTTTTCTGGCGTCTGCAAGAACGGAATATGCCGACGCCGCGAACGCTTCTGCTTGGTCAGCAGGGACTCCCGCAGCCACCGCTCGTTCTTTTCTTAGACGAATGTCTCTAATTGCATTCTCAGGATTTTGCATTGCGTTTGCAATCCAATCGGGTCGATTCAACGGGTTAAGCGTTGAACGCAACAATCCTTCGGTCTGAGCCGCTAGGTTTTGTTGCCCAGTTTGCGCTGTGGTTACTGCGAATTGAGCTTCGGCCAATCTTTTAGCAAGGTCTGATGGCAAAGATCCTTGAGCAAGTTGCAAGGAGACTCTAGCAATATTTTCATTTGTAACCGCTAATCCGCTTTCGGCTAATGCTCTGGCAATTGCAGATGCTTGGGTTTGTTCTGCAATGTTTGCACTAACCCCTGCGGTGCGTTCTTGTGCTCGCGCCGTTCCACTTGCCGCGAGTCCTTTAGCAATATCTGCCAGCTCCGTTCCTGTCGCTACCCTTGCTTGAACTCCGGAAGTTGTAGCTAAATTTTGGGCTGACTGACTTTCCGCAAGCCCTCTAGCAATATTTGCCAGCTCTGTCCCGGTTGCTACTCGTGCTTGAACTCCGGCCGTTGTAGCCTGGCTTTCGGCTGACCGACTTTCAGCCAACCTTCTGAGAACGTCAGAATCTTTGGTTGCTTGCTCAATTTCTAAGGCAATTCGGTTTCTATCGGACAGAGTAACCGCTGTTCGACTTTCTGCTTTCAGTCGTTCAATATTTTCTTCTTGAGTTTTCCGAAGCGTATCAAGATCAAGCCCGGATTTTCCGATGTTGATCCGCGCTTGCTCAAGCTGCAACGGCATCATCTGCTGTTCTTGCTGGAACGACTGTGCGCCCCGAGCCATATTCAGCAGGTTAGAAGCAGTCCCCAGAAAATCAACGGGCTTAACGCCCAACGGAATGGTTGGATCAAGTGGCATGATTTAACCGAGGTTTACGTTGTAATTGCCCTGGATGCTTTGCGTTTGAGCCGCTGGAATAATCGCTGGTTGCGTCGGACCAGTCTGAATTGGCGCACCAACCCCCGTTGGACCAATCAAATTATTTACATATCTCATGCCGCCATATGTGTTCAATGCGTTACCATAAGCGTTTGCCGCACCAACTTGACCTGCTGCTTGAGCTGCACCCGCGCTGGTTATTAGGTTGGCTGCATTGGTTCCGTAGTTAGTTGCCGCAGTGTTGGTTGCCGATTGCCCTGTCTGGCCAATTCCGGCAATGCCAGCCAGCGTGTTGTAGATATTCATGCGTTGGTTTGAAAAGTTCTCAAAGGCTTTCTGATAGGCGTTGCCAGCGTAATCCTCGGCAAACCGCGTAATACCACGGTCAATATCACTGCCACCGCTGCCGCCCGCATTGAGACGCTGCCTCGCCGCGCGTTGCCCTTCTTTGAGCATGAATTCGTAATTTGGAGCCAGGCCCGTTTTCAAATCTTCAGCACCAAATTGGCGAGTCAGGTAGCCCGTCCCCTGTTGCATGACTTGCTTACCACTGGCATCCAGAACAGGCTTGCCTTGTGCGTCATACATCGGCGTTTGAGCGCCAAGCAGCCCACCAATTTCATTGAGCGCCGTGTAACCATAACCACGATACGGGGCCTGTTGCTCGTTGATAAGGTTAAATTGTTGGCGCTGAAGCTCTGTTGCACGATCTGCTGCGGCAGCTTGCGTTTTTGCCGCGCTGCGTGATGCGCTTGCCCCGAGTAGACCGGCACCAGCAATGGCTAAGGCGGTAAATGGCATGATTAAAGTCCTTTGCTGATCAACACAGCATCAATTGCATCCTCGTCTGTCTCGTCTGTTGCATGGATGCAAAACCATACGCAATCCTGCAACGCTTCAATCTTGTGATGCGTGCCCGCTTTGATCTCAATGCACGCTGGAGCGTTGTAACTTTCGACAGAATCATCAGTCGAAACAATGACTTGACCCGATGCCAGTATACTCAAATGGGAATAAACGTGTTTATGGGTTGCAGCAATGTACCCCTTCGGGATAAACATCTGCTTTGCATAGACGCCGCCTGAAAAATGATGCGCCACTTGCGGGTCGGCATCAAATCGTCCAGCAATCTGCTTTACAAAATCATCGACTTTCATTAAGTATACAGAGGCAAATAATAAGTTGTACCGTCGGCTACAACTGGTAGCCATTTTGCAATAACTATATGAGTGCCGGCTGCTGCCAGATTGTTGACCGTCACTGTGCTAGACGTCGTGAGCGTGGTCGCACTGACTGACGTGCCAGCAATCGAGCCACCCGTAATAGCAACGCTTGCGGCATTCTGCGTGGCCATCGTGCCAGCACCAGCAATATCTGCAATTGGAATTGTGGCGCTTGCTGTCAGCGGTGTCGTGCCGGCGCCTTTAACGTAGCCAGTCAGCGTATTGGCTCCAGTCCCGCCTGATGCGACGTTGACCTGACCGCCAAGCGTCACAGCACCCTGCGAAGCCGTCGCCGGAGTCAATCCGGTCGTGCCGCCGGAAACAGTATTTACTATCCCAGTGCCGACTGTAAGCGTTGAGACGTTAGGGTTTTGCAACCAAATCAACCATTCTCGAGCCGGTCTTTGGGTGATCGGATCTAGGAACGGCGATTGTGGATAACGTAGATATGAATATGACGTTGCCATCAGTTATCACCCGCGCTGGCCTTGAGATTAGCAGAAACAATTGCGGCTTTGACCGGATCGCTGATAGACACCTCCCAGACACGATCTCTGGCCATGCCGAGCCGACGCCAGATTGCTCGATTCTGATACTTACCAATCTTGCCGATGCTGGTCCAATGCTCATTTGAGTACGTGGAGCCACCATCGTTTGACCAACGCAGCATTGCTTGAGGGTCTTCCCCTTGGCCGGTGCTCAGACCAACGCCAGGCTGAAACTGGATTTGCAGTTCCTCAAAATACTGCCTCTGAAAGTCAGAAACAATGTGGGGAGTGCGACGCAATCTCCGAATCGGATTGCCAGCTTCAGTGTAGACGTCTGTGTCTACAATGTAAATTTTGCCGTTCTCGTAATCGCCAACAAGATTGTAAGTATTGAAAAACGTAGCGCAGTTACCGCGATTGCGCTGGAAGTTATTGGATGCGTCCAAGCTCATCCATTTAAACCACAGTTTAGTCGTTGAGTCGTAGACCCATGTTAGATTGGCCTGTGGGAAAGTGACGATGTACCACTCATGACCAGTAATCTGCATTGAGTAGGCAATCGCGTCAGAGACGTCAAACCCAATCAGCGAGTTCTCAACAGCGTGCGTGCTCAGACGGATAAACTGGTATCCATTAATCGTGCCGATTGTGGCGTGACCAAGTAAATCTCGAGTAACAAACATGAACGTCTCAGCCCATCTAGCCACCGAAAACGGTGCGTTGATGCCGTGCTGGATGAACGTGCCGCTGATTGGCGCAAACGGGAAACTGGCAATGGTCGGATCTGGCGATGGTGATTCAACCCAGACCTCGGTCGTAAACTCACCAAACAAGAACAACTGCTGGTGATCAATAAAAAGTGACACTAGATTGTCAGATCCACCGTCCTTGCGCCCAAACAGACCGCCAGTGTTGTACACAGACCCTGCGTCCGTCGCTGTAAACAGTTGGCTGTTAGGTTTGTTGTAAACCACGTAGCCGTTGACATAATCAACAACAGTTGCATCAGCCCACAGCCCATCGCTTGTCAGTTGGGCAAACGTCGCAGTTGTCAGATTGTAAAAATACCGCGCAGCACCATCGGCAATATATGCCACAGTGCCATTAGAAGCCCCGTCATCGGTCGTTTGCGTTTCGGTGATACTCACGGGTCCAGATGACGTCGTAAGCGTGCCTACCTCTGCAAATGACCAGTTAGCCTGTATCAAATAAACTTTGTTGGCAGCGACCGCGATCATCTGCCCAAACGGGTTCATTGTCCGCATCCCACGCACGGGGCCGTTTGGCAGCGTAACGATGGTGCGATAACCCGGAGTCGGCAGCAGCGCAATTACGCCGCGTGACCCTTCTGGCTTTACAGGATCAATCTCCGGGTACCAGTTGATACATTCTTGAGCATCTTGGTAGATCGTGGGAGCCTCGTAAGACGCCCCAACAAACCCAAAGTCAGCCATTACACAAACCCGCCAGTCAAGATCCAGCTTGCATCCTTAGCTTTCCCGCTAAACAGAACGTCAGGGAATTGCGCCGTCAGGCTCGGCCTCATGTTGGTGCGCTTTAGCGTCGCTTTGGCTTGCGCTGCATAGGCGTTGATCAACGCCAGTTGAGTCTGGCTGTTCTTGCCGTACATCGGGCACAAACGCTCGGCCAAACACCAACGCAGAGCCATTAGATAGCCCTGTGGCAGAGCAATTGACTCGTACAGGTTGCCGTATCGCCGGAACATTGTGTCGGCAAAAACGTGCATTTCGCCCTGCGCCGGAGCTGGCCACAAATAGATCGTCCCAAGCAGCTCTGCCGGCTGGTAGTAAAGCGCCTTCGGCCAGGGACCGTTGAGACTCTTCAGCCCGATAAGCTCGTACTGATCCAGCCCAATACAAGCCACGGGATAGTCGAGCTGGTTTTGCGACTGGCCACCGCCGCCAGCGGTATTGATCACGCGCACGAATGCGCTGTTGATGCTGACCGGACGCTGATAGCTGGCCGTGATTGTCGTGCTGGCCACCGTTTGGCTTGTGCTGACAGTGTACGTACCGAGTTCGTTGACGTTGCCGCCAGCGCCCGTATTGAACTGAACAATAGTCGTACCAGACGCTATTCCGGAACCAACCAGAGTCTGCCCGAGCTGCACGGAGCCGCTGGTCAGTGCCGTGACGGTTAGCGTCGTGCCGGAGATGCTGCCGGTAAATACCGCACCAACCTGACCGCCTGGCCCAATCGTGTACTGCACCTGATTGGTTGCAGTTGGAAAGATGATCTCAGTCTGATAGCTGATCATCATCCGTTCGTTTGACCATTGATCCAATATGTCATTCAACATATCGAATGCGTCTTGAGCTGCGTCGGACGTCGGCGTTTCGCCAGCCTCGAGCGCCCCGATGTCTTTCAGGGACCGCGAGATAATTTCAATTGGCGCAGTCATGATTGCCTTTATGCAGCTTTGAGTAGACGCAGCTCATCAAGCGTTGTACAAGCGTCTGGCAGCTTCGTAATGTCACGCAAACGCTGCTTTTCTGCCACGATGGCCGACGTATCTGCTCCCGTCTCAAATGCTCGTTGAAATGCAATATCCAGCGCTGCAAACAAGGGTTCACGTTCAACTCGAAGTCGTTTTTTGGTGATTTCTTTAGCTTTGGCCAAATTAACCGACACAATCCCGTTAGACTGTTCCCATGCGCCGAAAAAATCATTATCGGATTTTGGCAGCACATTCACGTTGACAATAAAAGATTCCACGCCAGTAGGGACGTCCTTGGCTTTCACTTCTTCAATTGAAAGCTCTCCGGATGGAACGCAAATAGAAACATTGCCGCTTTCATTTGTAAAAATAACAACTTGGTTCATGGTTTATTTTAACAATTAACGGAAAAAAGCAAGGTTCATTTGTTGATTATCAGACAGGCTGGCAAATCCAACTAAAACCCGCACCTGCGAAGCTGTTTTTAATGTAGGCGCCGTACCAGCCGCGCTTGAGGCTATGCAAATCATGGCTTGCGTCGTGCTTGAGCCATTTGAATTGCAAATTCCAGCCATTGCATAATTTGCATCTTGAAGAGCTGTTGTAAAAGAAACCGTGTAATCGCCGGTTGAATTATAAGTTATGCTGCTTACGTTGAGCGAAGCCCTAATGGTTCCTGGCGACGCGCCATCAAAATTTACCCATGCCTTGCAAGATTCTCCTGATGACGGGGTATATGCTTCCCATGCCGTGTTGCCCGCGTTAATCCTGATAGATTGACCAGCAGCCGGTGCTACCGTGGTGAGAGTGTTTGCAACGTTGGCAACAGGAACAGATCGAGCCGGAATGCTGGTCAGCCCCGTCCCGCCATAAGCAACGCCGATTTGTGTTGCATTCCACGTGCCGGTTGTTATCGTGCCAAGCGTCGTGATACTGGTTGATCCAGCCGTCGGCGCAAAAGAAGCGCCGGTCAAATCATTGATACCGCTGATGTTGTCGTAAGTGCCAATCGTGACCGCTGTCGGCGTCTGCAACACAAACTTATAAGCGCCACCCGTGGTTAGCCAGGTCTGATTGGCAGTGCGCCCTGCGGCATCCAACACAATAGGATTTGAGTTGGCAATGGTTCCCGCTGCGCTGGTATACGTCGCTTGTGGCGTCGTGGTTCCCGCTGTGTACGTGTACAGCAGCCCACCAGCCAGTGGCGTCCCGAGGTTATCGAAAAACTGCCAACCGGCCCCAGCGAGCGGGGAGAGTTTAACCGCCATTTTTTTCCTTTTGCTCTTAAGCTTCCTGATTAATCGTTTTAATCAGGTTTATAAATTACTCTTGTGAGTGCTCCGTTTCTTCAATTAACACCCAAGAAACCGTTTCCTCTTCCCAAACATAACGCCGACCATCGCCAAGCATCGCAACAGGAGCCTCCCACAAGCAGGTTTCTTCGTTCAAAACCCATGATGCAAATGTCTGCGGAGGAATAAACGCATCACGCTGGGCGTCGTAGGTATAACCAATTCCAGCGTAGTTCTTGCGAAACGGCGTTCCGCCTAACAAGTGCTTGTCGCCAATCGTGTTGTAGCTAGTACGCTTCCAGATGTTGCCGGTTTCTAAAAGTAAAAGCTGCTCCATTTCAGATTTAACCGTTTCATCCCACCCGGGAATGACACGGATTACAACATTCTCGTGATTGAGTTCTGCGTAATGTGCCATGTTTTTTACCAAGTAATTGTGCCGTTACCGGCGCTAAAACGATAAACCTTGAATCCGGAACGAATGGTTGTATTGGGAGTAACTGAGCCTGAAACATTATCAACCCATGCGCTACCATTCCAAGATTGCGTCGTCAATGTTGCACTAATTGACGATAGGTCTGCAAAGTTATTTGGGTAGGCGATTATTACAATTCCAGAACCTCCCGATCCAGAAGACAAAGATAAAACATTAAATCCGGTACTACCACCGCCGCCACCGGTATTTACTGTCCCAGGGAATCCATTTGCACCAGAATTACCATTGCCACCGCCATTTGTCGCGGTCCCACCGCCAGATGCATAAGCACCGCCACCGCCGCCTCCACCATAAGAAGCCGACAATCCAGTAATACTTGTGCCTGTTGTGTAAGTTGTTCCGATCCCGCCTGAACCACCAGCAGAGCTTGAACCGGCACCTCCTGCACCGCCAGAACCGCCGCCACCTCCTCCGCCATATTGAGGAGCAGAACTTGATCCAGCTCCCCCAGAGTTGCCTTGTCCAGCAGTTCCACTTGTAACACTTGCGCCGTTTGCAGAGCCTCCAGCAGACCCCCCAGTTAAGCCTGACGTTCCTGAAGCCGGAGTACCATTACCGCCGCCGCCCCCACCTTTTGACGTAATTGTTCCAGAGGTAGCCGCGCTGGTTGTTGTTGCTCCAGTTCCAAATAATGAATCTGATCCAGTGTTTCCTAACGATCTTCCCGGACCAACTGAAGGTCCACCAGCACCGACAGTAACGGTATATGAAGTAGCAGCGGCGGTTACATAACCGGTCGTTGTCAACAACCCGCCTGCGCCTCCTCCTCCACTACAAATATCTCCTGCAGTTGTTGACCCGCCACTTCCCCCGCCAGCAATAACTAAATATTGAACTGTTGACGGAGCATTAGCGGGAACAACGGCATTACTAGGACCGCCCGCTGGGCCAGTACCAATTGCGTTGGTTGCGGTAACTGTGAACGTGTAAGAAGTACCGTTAGTCAAACCAGTTACGGTGAGGGGTGATGCTGAGCCGCTCGCGGTAAATCCGTTTTGTACGCAAGTCACCGTGTAGCTGGTAATAGTCGACCCGCCTGTAATAGAGGGCGCGGTAAACGAAATGGTGGCTTGAGTATTACCACCGGTTGCCGTAACACCTGTAGGTGCCTGCGGTGGGCCTGCTGCAATCGTCGATGTCGCTGCCGATGTTGCGCTTGCGCTACCCGCTGCGTTAGTTGCAGTGACGGTACATTTGACCGTCGTGGCAAGGTCTGCATCCTGCAATTGGTACGATGACGAGGTTGCGCCGCTGATGTTAGTAGCCGCACCGCGAACCCATTGGTACGCAAAAGTTGGAGCTGGGTAACCGCTCCATGTCCCGCTTGTGCTTGATAGCGTTTCACCGACTGTCGGTGTTCCAGAAACAACTGGCAGCGTGTTGTTCGTTGGCGCAGATGGCGTCAGAGTGGGCGTGGCCCAAGAAAGAACGCCAGAACCATTGGTGATCAACACTTGTCCCGCAGTTCCATCTGTATTCGGCAAAGTCCAAGTTACATTAGATCCAACAATGGTTGGAGCCTTGAACGCCACATAATTGCTGCTATCTGAGTCTGCAAACCGCAAAGCGCCAGTAGCCCCAAGCTGCGCGTTTGTGCCGTCATAGGTAAACGTTGAAGCACCACCAAACGCCCCCGCGTTGTTAAATTGAATTTGAGTTGGTGATCCGCCAGGAGAACCGCCGCCACCACCCGCGCCTGAAGTCGCCCTAAGTGCCATTACAGTCCCTCGCCAGCAGTAACCTCAAATGCTCCAACAGCATCTGCTTTGAACCAAGCATTTGGAGGAATCCCACCAATAACCTCAACCGAGCTTGGCAAAAATCCAAGCGTTGACGCTGATGGATTACCGGCTGTCGGAGCTGTTACGGTGATGGTTGGAGTCGGATTGCCTGGTGCATCAGGAAACCAACTCAAATATTGAACTGACGCGGTAGTGTTTCGCACGCGATAGCTCGTTGGGTTGTCATTGTTTCTTGCTGAAACTTGCACAACAGACGTCCCAACAAGGTAAGTCGGGCCAAATGGCGTAAAAGGTGAATTATACATTGCTCGGTTCTTCCTTTTGCTCTTAAGCCTTTCGCTCAATTGCCTTATTTGGCTTCCAGTTGGGCGATACGGATACGAAGGGATTGGATTTCAGCGATAAGCAATGGGACCAGAGAGGACACATCCATTTGCTGATAGTCGGCGGTTCCGTCTTCTTTTACGGCATCTTTCTCGCCAGTCACTGCATACGGGGTTACGGCTTGGGCTTCATGCGCCACCAGCATTGGGCGGCTTTGAGTAGCGCCTTTCATCTGGCCTTCATAGACCTTCAGCGCATCAATTGTTGCGCCGGAATCTTGTACAGGACCAATAATGTCTTTGGCGCGATAGTCGGAGGTGGTGTTGTAGGCGACTAAGCCGCCTGCTCGGTTGTAGCCGATTGTGCCGCGACTTGTAAAGGTGCCTTCAGTCGCAAAGTTAACAAAAATGGAGTTTCCTGACGTTACGGCAGACCATGCTTGAAAACATGGATTGACTACATCATTGACTTGGCAAGTAATACCATTTGTTCCTCCGGCATTAACAGACAATTTTCCCGAATTTAAAGTACTCGTCGTCCCCACCAGCAGGTTGCCGGAGGGGTCGAGGCGCATCCGTTCTGTGTTATTTGTCGACCAAGCGACAGTATTTGTTGTTGGCAAATACATTCCGTTCGTTGGAACCGTTGATCCAGATGGAATAAATGCAGTACCAGTTGCGCTACCAGTTGTTGCAAAATTCGTCCCGTCAAACGTCAGCGCAGACCCAGTGGTCAGGACCTTGGAGCCATTGAGATAGGCGACACCGTTTGCCGTACCGCCGCCGCTTAACGCATTGATTGGCGCACCAGCAGCACCGATCAATGTAATAAAGTTTCCGTTGGCGTCATATGTCGCACCAACTGGGACCACGTTTTCAGTCGTGACTGTGTTTACTTGATTGGTCGATGCCATTTTCTATCCCAAAATTAAAGAAAAAAGCCGACCCTTGTGAGATCGGCTTTCTTTCTCATTTGCCCAACTTATGGCAGGAACGTCAGATCGTAACCGTACACAAACACGTCAACAGTAGCAGCGTAAGACGCCGCCGTGCCAACGTTAAAGTACAGGTTCTGAGTCGTCTGCGCTGCCGTAGACGCTACAGTTCGCTGCGACACAACCGAAGAGCTGGTCAATGCGCTCAGGCTGGCATTCGACACGATTGCGGTGCCGCTTGCGCCAGGCGCTGGAAACACGCCGGCCAAAGGGACCGTAGCCGTCGACAGATTGGTCGAAGCATTGGTCACAATAACGTTTGAAACGCTATAGCTGGTCGAGTTGATGATCGGCAGAACGGTGTCACCCGTTGCTGCTAGGTTGACCGATTGAAAGGATGCCAACAAACGCAGAGCCTGGTTGCTGCTCAGGTTCTGTGGATGATTGGCAACGGTACTTGCGGGGCCTGGATTCGCCATGATTTATTCCTTAAATCTTTGTTGATTAAGCAGCGACTCGGCAACCCAGCTCTGGGTAGAGCATCGCCCAACCGTAGAGCACGTCAAGTCGACATGGGACAGAATCGTTATTGATTGTATATTGACGGACCACACGAATCGAAAGGCCCAGGTCCTTATCCGATGCACGTCCAGCAAATACGACCCCGGCTGGCAGCTCGAGATCGGCGCAAGCCAATGTCTCTGCATTGCGATGGAGGATGATGTTTTGCGGGGAAACCGTACCAGTGTTGTTGAACGGGGTAACAACAGCCGTGCTGCTGGTAGCCGAAACAGACACGTTCTGGAATTGGCCAGCGGTGATGATTGCAGGAGAAACCGTAACCGATGCCGAGCCACCCGAGCTGATGGTAACGTCAGACGTCACAACAAAGTTACGCAGACGGTTCGTGCCGTAAGGCTGACGGTTCTGCGGGTTAACCGCGTAGACGTTAGCAATGGTGATCACGTCGCCCTGCTTGATCGGAGCTGCTGCGGAAGTTGCCGAGATGGTGATCGTCGATGACGATGCCCAGCCGGACGTCAGCGAACCGGTGAAGGTAGCTGTGTTGGTTGCCAGCGTTGCAGAAGCGTAGGAGCCAAAAGTCTGGCTAACCACGTTCTGATCCATCTTCCAACGCATACCGGCGCTGTCCGTGCCCATCATGCCCTTTTCGTACTGCTCGCTGATCTTTGCCGAAGGCATAAACAAGCCCTTGAGCGAATCAACAATGGTGGCCGAGGTGAAAGGCTCGACGATACAAGCACGGCGTCCGTCGCGTGGCGCACCTTCTGAGTCCAGATAAGCCTGGCCGGTCAGGTAGGTCAGCAACGAAGTAGGTGGAACGCCAGCAGTACCAACGATGTTGGCAATGTTGTTCTTGGCAAGCACCAGACCGTCACGGTCAATCTTGTTGGCGATAGCAGCAACGCCAGGCTTGATCACGCGATCCGAGAACATATCCAGCGAAAGAGCCAAATCAGCGGTGCTGAACTGGGTATCAACGTGGAATTGAGTGTTGAGCGTTACAGGAATGCTGGTCTCGTTGAAATCTTCAACGGACAGGTTGGGTCCCGTGGTTCCGATAAAGCGTGCTGGCTTACGGACATTGACCGTACTTCCAATTTTCGCGCCCGATACAGAAAATTGATCATCATACTCACGGTTGACTTCGGAGGTGAACGTAAGTTCGTTCTCCAAAACCATCAGAGCTTCATTTGTGATCTTACTAATCGTAAGTAAGGTATTTGCCATTTTATTTCCTTCGCGTCATGGACGCATTAAATCTGTTTACCTAATCTTGCCGGCTTGTCTTGCCGCTTTCCATGCTGCGTATGTCCCATGAAATTCACCTTTTGAATTCACAAGATTGTCAGCGGTTGCGTTGCTTGACTTGATAGGGTTGATCGGGGCTGGTGCCTTGCTTTTTACCACAGATCTATCAGGTTTGCTAGTTTCAGATTTCTCAAACTTCGCTTCCAACTTGCCAATAGCTCTCAACGCTTGAGCCGGCGTCAAATCATTAAAGGATCTGGCCTGATCTTGATTTGATGCAAGGTGATACAGGATTTGAGGTCCCACGTCTGACTCTAATATTGCGTCCCGAATGTGATTCGGCACAACAACATCGCTCGACGACACCATCTCATCAAAATCGTTAATCTCAGCCTTTGCCGCTTCGAGCCGTTTGGTCCAAGTCTGCACGACTTTCGCCTGTTGCTCTTGCGCTCGCCTTTCTAAATCTTGCCGATCTCGCTCTTTCAGTGCCCTTTCAGCGCTATATTCAGCCAACGCTTCTGCATATTCAAAAGCATCAGTAAATTGATCCGGCGTGGGCTTGGCATCAGCAACCGGAGCCTGTCTAGGCGCCTGTCCTTGCTCCAAAGCCGCTAGCCGTGCTTCCAGCGCTTCCCTAGCATCACGCTCACGCTGGGCGTCTGCCCTAGCTTGTTCGCGCTGCTTTGTCAGCTCTGAAAACCGCGCCTTTAGCTTGCTCGGTTTACCTTCGTTCTCTGTAGCTGGTGCTTCATCTTCTGCTTCTGGCTCATTCTCAACCTCAGATTCGATTGGCTCTGCTTCTTCAGCAGCCTCAACCTCACCTTCGGGAGCTAAGTTCAGTTTTTGTGCAAAAAATTCGGCCTGATTCTCTGATGTGATGACCGTAGTCGATTCGCGCTGTTCTGACATGGTTACCCACGGATTTTCCCGGTGAAACGCGCCGGTACGATTTCGCTTATATAACCCGTTTTTTGATTGATGTCAAAGACTATTGCATAAACGGGTTTTGTCCTTGGTCAACGTCCTGCACGGCATAGGTCGCTGCCATCATTTGCTCGGCATTACGTCGCTCAATTTCTTGAGCCAATACGTCGATGGGCATATTGTGAATTAGCAGGTTCACCAGAGCATCAATCTCAGTCTTGTTTTGGCTCGTAATCGACCGAGTGTTTTGATCATTGACCCGCACCTCGGCCATTGTCTCGGTGTTATGCGCTCGAGCGGTGACGTCCATGAGCTTGCGCTTGTTAGCTCCTTCTTCTTTGATCTGCGCAACCTGGCCACGATTGTTAATCTCGAGCTGCATCGCTTGCATCTGTTGTTGCATTTGCTGCATTTGCTGGTTTGCTTGCGCAAGCTGCATCTGGACCTGTGGCGGAACGTCTGATTTCTCATCAATTTGAGCCAACGGATTCACCGCCGCCAGCCGGTCGGCAATGATCTCGGCACCAGGGAAATCCATCTGCCGGAATACCAGATCACCAGCAGCCTGGAACAGCTCTGGGCTTGCGCCAATGAGCGGCATCATCGCCTCGACCGCTTGAATGCGCCGCGATGCGTAGCCAGGACCCGTGTCCATGCTGACGTCGTACTCGCCAACAGTTACGTCGTTTAAGACTCTCCCAACTTGGGAGGCTTCGTTAATGGTGATCAAGTCTGGCTTGCCATCAACGCCGATAATCCGCATAACGCGCTCGGAATCGTAGATTTTCGGCACCAGATCAAGAATGATTCGACCAGTCTGGGCAATGGATTTAGTCAAATTATCGTAGTAGTGATAATTCGTCATATCCATTTGCTGCTGCTGGCCATTGAGCGCTTTGCCGCTGATGTTGCCGGTCGGCAATTGGCTTGGATCGAAGACGCCAACGACCTGTTGCAAGTCGATACTGACCGACTCTGCCGCTGCCATAATCCCAGCAGGTGGTGGCTCGGGTTGCAGACGGGTCGGCACCGGAGCTTGGCGTCCCTCAATGTCGGTCTGCTTATATCGCAGCACTGGCGTAGCTTTGATGTTAGCTGCCGCCCACTCAGTCTCATGACCCTCGTCCTGACCCTCAGCCAGCAGCCATTTAGCTTTTGGCGCTAGGGCAATAGCCTCGGTCATCGAGGTCTGCCAGAAGTTGTACATCTTCTGCGGGTCCTTGGCGTAGCGCACCAACCCGTACTTGATCGACTTGCTGTCAATCACGATCCGACCGCCGTAGACCGGAACGACCGGAATGTACTTGCCTGGCCAGTCGCGCTCCTCAAGGATTTCCATCGCGGTGAGTTTGACCCACTTGACGACCTTCTTGTAGCTATCCCGCTCGCCAACAATCTCAAGACCATTCGCGGCCATAAACTCCTTGCTGGGGAGCTGGTCCTTGTATAGGCGTGACTTGTCGTTCAGCAGGTAGAGCTTTGCCGGCGTGCGCTCGACATAAAAGTATTCGGCAATACGAATGTCTTCTTTGGTAACCCACTCAGGGTTGCTATCGCCGCCACCTCGAGCGCTAAAGTTCCCGCCATCGTAGGCGTCTGGGTACAGATCTCGAAACTTATCCTTGCTCATGATCGTCGTGATCAAGCATTTCTCTTGGTCCGAGCCGTCCAGCGCCGTGCTGTTGGGATCAAAGTAGACCGAGAACGGGTTCTCGATTGGCTCAATGTAGATCTCTTGGTCAAACGAATCAGGAGACGTGTAATCGGTGACGATGCGCCAGTAGCCCCAACCCATGCGCACAGCGTACTCAAACGCTTTGTCATAGGCGCTATCGGCGTCGCTGTTGATTTCAATATGTCGGCAAAGACCCTCAACCACCTGCGCCGTCTCTTTGTCTGCATAGCTGTTGCACGGATGCACCTTGATGCGCGGACGTTGCTGGCGCTGCTGGTTGGCGATCTGCCGGCAATAGGCATCGAGCTTGTTGATGGTCAAGCAGGGCCTAGCTTCCAGGTTCCGGCTGTTCTGTATCTCAACCGGCCATTGGTCGCCGCTGACAAAGCGCAGATCGTCTAGCGCGTCAGAGCGGTTGACGCTATCGGCTTCGCTGGCCAGACGCAGGAATTGCATCGCGCTTGCAATGCGGGAATCTTCGCCTTCGTTTTGATAGCTCGCCATGATTAGCTCATCCAATTAGTCGGTAATGTGAACGTCTGTTGTTTTTTACGTTGCTTTGGTTCGTTGACCATCAGTCCGATGTATCGGAACGCATCTGCGCCGTGCGAATAATGGTCGTGAAGGGGTGATTTTGAGAATCCACCCGTCTCTGGGTCGACTTCGTAGCGATAATGGCGCAGACAGGTGAGACCTTCTGAGCACGCATCTCGGTCGAACCAACAGTTGTTGAAAATAGTTCGCGCAGCATTGATAGAGTCAGCAATTGGCACCCTAGGAATGATTCGGGTTTTGTATCCCGCCGCTCTGACAATCTCCTCAATGGATTTACCAGCAGCGGCAAGCGTTTTATTCTCGGCGTCGTGCGGAAGCCACAACGTGTCGTAATGGTATCCAAACGTCTGCAATTGCGCTAGGTAATAGCTGATTGTCTTTTGATTGTCCTCCATGTAACGCAACAATCGCGTTTCCATGCCGACAAACTGCAAGAACCAAATCGCAGTGGCGTCAGACCATCCAAGGTCAAAAACTGCATGGACAGGCTTGCTAGGATCAAACGGAACCCGTCCAATTCGCCCCTGAAGCTCGGCGTCCTGCATCTCCCTGGCAAACACAGCACCGTCAACAGTCTGCCGACAGATGCCCTCCCAGACGGTGTTGTAAGCCTCTATATCACGATCCTTGAGTGCGTCTTTTTCGGCACGTAAGGTTTCTGGAAACCAAGGGTTATCAGACCAATTAATCTTGGTAACAACAGCGTCGCTAGGAGGATGAATAACAAACCTTTGGTACGTTTCATCGGTCTCAAGCTCCGGGTTAAAGCTGATCCAGATCTCTGAATCTTGTTTACGGATTGTCGGGATTAGCACATTCCATGACATTCTGGACACGGATTGCGCTTCTTCGACCCAGCAAATGTCAACGCCCTCAAACGATTTGATGTTTGAGACATTGTTTTTGAGTCCAACAAAGAAGAATTCGGAGCCGTTTTTGGCTCTGATTGACGTCTGGGTTATTTCATAGAACCCATGCAATCGCAATGATTCGATCTGGTCGCATAAAAGTTTATGCACCGAATCACGGATTGACGTCTGGAATTCCCGTGCGCAAAGAATGCGAGTGGGCTTAGATGCGCCGATAATTAGCAGCGCTCGAGCAATCGCCCAAGACTTACCGCCACCTCGACCGCCAAAGGTTACCTTGTAACGATGCTTGTCAAAAAGAACCGAAAGTTTCTCAGGAAACTCGGCGTTTGATACGGCATAGTCAAGTTCATTC